TCTGTCTGAAAATACTCTTTCGTTACCTTTATGACTTTCATTTTTCATACCTCCAATATACTACATTTTGAGTTAAAAAGCAAGTGATTTTAACCGATTTCTTTTGATTTTGTCGGATTTTCATAAACAGTTAGAACCTGGAAAAGATAATTTCCGGCAACATCCTTGTAAGTGTAGGTTGCTGTCAAATTATCGGGAATCGCCCTGGCCTTTTCTTTTTTGTGTGCTTTGCCGTTAAGCGGCTTGTGGTTTATTTTTGGTGGGTTGTAAAGATATTGCTTTTTCAATTCAGAAATAGAGGTTCCGTATCTCCATTTGTGGTACTCTATCACATCGCCTATTTTCTCGTGACAGCCACGACACCCAAAAGTATTGTCTGTACGGACATAATATCTATCTGTACCACCACAGAGTGGACACGGCCCTTTGTATTCCTTTCCCACCTTTTTCAATCCATCAACCTCAATAGAAGGCATCGCGGATTTCAGCGAATTAATATCACTCACATTCCACCCCCTGAGCATTGCGGATATCTTCAGCAAGTGAGAGCATTCTCTTTTCTAAACCATTCGACGCTTTATAATGCCCGTTCAAAACATTACACAGATAACCAGGGGAAATATCCAATAGTTCAGCGATTCGGCTTGTAATAAACGGTTTGAAAACTTTCTTCAGGCGATGTGGTTTGGACTTCTTTAATTCACTCAAATTGATAGTCATAGGAGCAACCCTTTCTTTTTTTTGCTCCCGGACGTTGTGGTGACGGCGGTTTTATGAGGTATACGTAAAAAATGTTTACAGAACTGGTTTCTTGACGTATATTAAAAACACATATCGCCCTGTCCGGTGAGCAGGTTTTTTTCGAAAAAGCCCCGAAAAGCTCCCCAGCGTTCCCGGGGCTTTTTCATTTAATTCCCACAACATATAGTATGCATAATGGAAAAACAAGCTTTGGGTACCTATAGGTTGTGTTTTTTTTCCATATTTTCTATATTTTCCATATTCTCTATTTGGTTATCTCCTTTTTCTTGGCGGCCCGGTTCCCCAGGGCGGTTAATTAGGAAATCACTTTTTTGATTGAAACTTAACCCAATCAGATACAAAAAAAGGCTCTTCATCTGCGTAAGCATGAGAGAATAATATTTCCCCTGTTTTGTTTTCATCAATGTTATATTCAGCTTCAACGGCCTTAATGAAATCTGACTTAGTCTTGTATGTGCAGCTATAGTGCTTTTCAAAAACTTTTCTCAGTTCTTCTGATGTAATTTTTTCCATGATATTTCTCCTTTGTGGTGCCCTGGTCGCCCAGGGCGATTAATTATTTACCTGTGATCTGCCGCAGTTCATCCAGCAAGGCCGCGTCATCATATCCCAATGTTTCAAGGCACCACCTCATTGAATATAGTTGACCTCTCAAATAAGATTCGACGTTTGAATTTGCCGGGTTTTTGTATGAGTCCAGAATGATCCTGGCATATCTGGCGATTTCTTCAATTTTTTTGTTCATGATATTTTCTCCTTTTTCTTGGCGGCCCGGTAAAGATCCCCGGCATTTTTCTTTGTCCACACTCCACCCTTGACAGGGACGCCAGCAGCGTTGAGAGCGTCAGCCCTGGCCTGTGCATTTTCCCGGCCTGGCAGGGATTCATAGATACGGATCAGATCAGCGTCCCGGCTACCATCTGAACCATCCACTCCCACAAATGCTGTCATGATAGCCTCATTCACAAGCGCAGATATAGACACCTCACGCTGTTTTTGTTGCTCCTGTATCGCCTGGTATGCTTCGGCAGATAACAAGGCAGTTATTCGTTTCTTGCCTTCTTGCAAATGTTTCTGGTAGTATTTCTGCAAACGTTTACGGTTTTTATATCTGTATTCTTCCCCGGTTTGTACCATTGCTCCTCCTTATTTTAAACGTTTATGCAAATGTTAGATACAAGCATACATGATAAAATGAACATGTCAAGAATTTTTTTAAAAAACGTTTATGCAAATGAAAAGGAAGGCCACAGAATGGCGTAGAATGGAGTTTTAAAGGTAGGTGAATGTTATGGTATTAATCGAGTGATAACTTATTCAACTTTCCACCTTGGTGGAAAGTTGAGCACCCTAATTCTTCATAAAAATTAATATACTGATAAGCACGGCTACTTGACTCATTGAATTCTGTCTTTAGCCACTCTTGAAAACCACCGCTTTTATCATGCCTGAAAATATCCCGGGCCCTAGCAAGCCCCTCACCTATCTTGAAAGTGATTTCAACGCGCTTTTTACCAAAAAAACGGATCTCATCAGCTATCTGTTTAAGTTCTTCTCTTTCCGTTACCGGCACAACGCCATAATCAAAAGCCTGTTTAACAATTTCGTTTTCCATTTATTTATATCCTTCCTTCCGTTTTGGATACGGCCCAGGTTCAACCCGGCCATTGATGATGTCTTCCATCCATTGATTAGCAATAGACACAATCGCACCGGGCATCTTTGCGAACAAATCGAACCCGGACCCGGCCTGCAATGATTCAGGATCAATCAACTCTTTCGCCCAATGAGTTACCTTGTCGAATTCGCTGTAAAGATCCAGACATAGGATATCAAAGTCATGATCCGACATAACCGAAAAGTCTTTTTCGTAATAAAGATATGACGCACAAAGATATTTAACGCAATTTTAATTTGGAATTGAACATTTCATAAAGCCTCCCTGTAAACTTCCCTGATTTTGGGTGAGAGTGGGAGAACCGGTCAGGGTTCCGGCGTTCGGGAGCTACCCTATCCCACACTTGAAAATATACCAAATTATCTATTCCAATTCAAGCATTATTTACAACTTTCCCACAAGCCTTGCACTCAACCGTCCCGGTAACCCGCTTAGCAGTCTGTGCGCAACCACAAGCCGGGCAGGAAAAGGCCTTTTGCTTCCAGAGTTTGCCTTTCGCTTTTGCATATTTGATATTCTGGTGCTGGATGTATTTCAGCACCTCAACGCCTGTATTTTCTTTCGCTTTCCAGTCCATCCTGGATGACGGCTGACAGCCGAACTTTTCACTGTATTTCATCAGTGCCCAGCCGAAACACCCGGACCGGCCTTTTTTGTAGCCTTTGTTTTCTGCATACTGATTGAGTTGTGCTAAAAACGATTGCTTTTCCTGCATTGAGTAGTTTTTTGCTTTCCTTTTTAGTTTTTTTAGTTCGCCTTCTTCGGTTTCGATCGGTTCGATGTGTTTTGCGACGAATCCGCAGGCCGGGCATACGTGGACGCCGGATGGTTTGAGATAATCGCAGGACGGGCAGACTTTCGGAAGTTTTTCAGGTTTTTCTTTCTTTTTGTTTTTTTTCTCTTTCTTTTTGCCGTCGTCGAGTTCGTCAAATTCTGCCTCGATATCATCAGGCCAGCCCAGGCGTTGGAAGTTTGAGCCGTGATCCAAGACAATACATTTTTCTATCCCATCATGACGTCTTATGCCTCTACCTACCGCCTGGCAAAACTTCATCTCTGATTTTGTTGCCGTCGCAAGCACAACGCATGATACGTCTGTCACGTCGAACCCGGCAACCAACATTTCAGCGGATATGATGACTTGATACTTGCCGTTTCTGAAGTCTTCAATGATCTTATTTGCGCCTTCCGCGTCTCCTTGTGTTTCCTTCGGCATATATCCATTGACTTCCCGGGCCCGTATCCCATTCCGTTGAAATTCTTTTTCCAGTGATCTGCCGTGCGCTACACCAGATGAGAACACCATCGTTTTTTTATCCCGGGCATGCTTTAACCAGGTTTCGACAATATCAGCTACCAGTTTCGGCTTGTCTGCTGCATGCTCAAGATCGTCTTTTTTGTAATCACCAGCCACAGTTTTTACGCCAGTTAGATCAATTGTATCCGGCCCGTACGCTTCAAAGCTTTTTAACACGCCATCGGATATCAAACTTTTCATCGACACCGGGTGACACAAACCGGTGAAATACTTCCCGAGACCCTTTGCATACGGTGTCGCAGATAAACCGATAAAAAACGAATCCAGCCTGTTTTCTATTATCTGTCGATGCCCGGAAAACTGAACGTGGCATTCATCAAAAATATAAATATCGAATTTGTCTTGTTTTCTGCGAATCAACGTTTGAATTGACGCCACCTGAACAAGTCTATTCGGAAAATATTCTGGGTGGTCTGCCTGGATTATCCCGTGAAGCACGCCGTAGTGATACAGGCGCTCTGATGTTTGATACACTAGGTTGATGCGATGACACACAAAACAAACCCGCTTATCTCTTTCAACTGCATTCTTGATTATCTGAACAGCTATTTCGGTTTTTCCCAGCCCGGTACTGGCCATTAGGACCGTGCGGCGATGGTGCTTCATTGTTTGCCGCAGTTCGGCCAGTATCTTTTCTTGCACCGGCCATAATTTCAACTCGTTTTCGTTTTTGAATAGCATTTAGCCTCCTGTTGCTATCCTGCTAAAAAATACGCTGGAAGCCGGGCAGGAAATCCGGCGTTAGGCCTGTCGGCCTATCCAGCGTATAATATTGGGATCGCCGGCAAGCGAGTTCTCTCACACGGCAACATGAGGTTCCCAGCGCTCCCGCATAGCCTGAATTGCGTCTTCCGGAACGCCGTGTATGTTAAGCCAGTTGCTGCATTATTGCACTGGCTGGCAAGCTGGAACTGGTCAATTTTGGAAAGACCAGTTCTTATAATGGCCGGTATTTCTTCCAAGCCTATTTTTATAGCTGCTTCGTACCTGTGCCGCCCGTCGATCAAAAGATAAGTTTCGTCGTCTTTATTTTTAATAACCGTTACCGGGCTATTTTCAAGAAAATTATTTTTCTTAATACTTTCAACAAGTAACTCAACGCCACTTTGTATAACCGGCCGCCTGCCAACAAATCTGGTTATTTTTGAAATTTCAATTGTTTTCATACATTCTCCCTCTCAAGTTTTTTTAAATAGTCATCAATAGCCCGCCGGACATGTTCCGCCATCGAAATGCCGCTTTCTTTCACGAGCCTACTCAGTTCCTTAATTTGCCTGTCAGCCAGGTAAAATGTTTTTGTTTTCATATTATTACAATATACACATATTGTTTGTATGTCAATGGTGTTTAACAGACTGCTTTATCATCACTGGGATATAAACAGTATTTGACAGCCTGTTTTGTCATTGCTGGTATATCCGTATCAAAAAAACTTTAAACGCTGTTTTTGATAGCAAAAAACTAACCACATAGCTATTTAAAGCCTATGTGATGATATGACTCTACGACTGTGCTGCATGACGGGCAAACCGAATCGCCGTTAATTAACATTGCGCCACAGGTCACAAACATTCAACCCCGCAATTAGGACAGACAGAATCATCTTCACGAATCCAGCATCCGCAGGCAGCGCACAAATCATTCTTGTTGAAGTCAGGTCTATTTTTTTCTTCTGAAAATTCAGCGCAAAAATCAGCCCCACATGTAGTACTAGAACCAACACATTCGGTACCAGAATCTGGTGCAGTTTTTTTAATATCTTGTTCTGGATTATCTCTTTCTTTCTCTGGCTCTGGCTCTGGTTCTGGATAGGTTTTGTTTTGCTTAAGCGAATCATAACCATTAGGTTTTTTTTTGCTATCCGTTTGGTTATCCGTTTGGTTATCCGTTTGGTTATCCGTTTGGTTATCCGTTTGGTTATCCTTTTGGTTTGCTTTAGGGCGGCCACCTTTTTTGCCACTTTCACGCCGTTTTTCACGCATCTTTTTTTGCTTTTCTATAATACCTTTGGCAAGCTTTACGGCATCATCGAAAACAAGATCAAGGGCATTTCTTTCAGACTCCGTAAAGGCACCAAACAACCTGTATTTAGCATGATCAGAGCCCTTTGATACATACCCGTCCTCTGCTATGTATGCAGAAACAACTTCCATGAATGCACCTTTTTCCTCATACGAATACCGTGCCAGCATTCCCCGGTATTCATTGCAATAATATGGGAAATGGATAAGTGGGTCTTTTGTTTTTGCCATTAGTCATCATCTCCACATGAAGCTACGGTAACTTTTACCCGTAGTAATCCGAAATATTTAAACATAATTGTTAAATATATGTTCTGAATAATCGTTTTTTGATAAATTTCACATTCGCTGCTACAAAAACCATTTAGCCTGTATTGGAAATATGGAAAGACCGTGTACCATAATCCACAAATTTTACACATTTGTTGGTTGTATTCAGGCATTTTCGTTTACCCTTTCTTTACTTTGAATATCAACAATATGTCGCTTTACAGTAACCCATGTAAAACCAAGTGACCTGGCACATTCTGCCACCGTTTCGCCGGGGTTGTCTTCAAACCACGCTTTTACTTTTTCCCTGTTTTTAATCCCGCGCCGTCTCATCCCTTCTGCCTTGTCTGAATTTACTTTGATCATGCTACCTCCTTATATTTATTTTTCAATATTGAATTATATATATCACAAAACAAAAAACCCGGTCAAGAAAAATCTCAACCGGGTCACATTCTTTTACGTTTGATTTGACATAATGCAAACATAATGTCAAACTTAATTCAATCGTGCCCAATCCTCTGATACTGACTTTTTTCGGTATTATGTTTGGGCCTTCTTGTTTTTTTACATCGAATCTAACTTGTATTTCTGCTGCAACACCCGGGCCTGATTGAAATGCCCCGGCAGCTTCGCAGCATTATTAGGGAATTTAAGACGTAAAATGATCTTTCGGCCTGTGCTGATACTGAACCTTTCAGCCTGTTCAATGTTTTCCCATGCCCGGACAGGTGGATTGATATACCCTCCGGATTGAGCGTATTTGCGCAGCTTGTTTGTCGTGCAGACGTGATATACTATCATGAGTACCTCCTCACTGATTTTAAAACGGCTTCGGCCTCCCCGGGTGAGACCGGCGGACAGCAAGCCGCTGCCTCTTTGTATATTTCGCTCTCTATCTCCTGCCATGACAGCCTCCTGTGAAGCATCCCGCAGGCGCGTTTGAAAAGATGATTGTTTCGTTCGCCTTCCGACGCCCCATACTGACCTTTGAATTTACCTTCAATTTTGAAATCCGTTTGCTTATATTTCGGTGCGCTCCACTGTTTGCGCGGTACCGGTGGAAACATTTCAGACAACGTATTGAAATCGTATTTTTTTTCAGACGTGTAAATGATCCTTGTCATATACGGCTCGTGTTTTTTGTGATAGAATCCTGGGACCCGCATTACCCTGGGAAGATCCTTCACTTTCGGATCAGAATTGAATTTTGCGGCGATACTTTCCTGAACCTGCGTAAATCCTTCCAACATGAACATTTCATCATCAACGCACCAATAGACGTGAAACTTCCCAGGTGAAGACTCGACGACCAGCGACGGATCGTACCCCCATAACGGATACATCGGCTCACCATCAAGATCCGCGAACACGGCCCGTATTTTTATGATGTCTTTCGCCGTTCGGCCATTCCCGTTCGTTTCATTTATGCACAAAAAAACGCCAGCTCTTCTTTCATTTAAAGTATTTAAATATTTAAGAGTGCCATTGTACTTGTTTTCGTTGCAATGTTTTATTCTCGCTAATCCTTCGTCTTTACGCTTACTATCGTCGAATGTCTGGAATGTTTTTAGTCCAGGGAAGAATGATAGGAACTTTTTCACGTCGTTGAAGCGTTTCCGTTTGAAATTCGGGTCATTGTTATTTTCAATTGTGCGCATTTTTTCAACCAGACTTATCAATCCCGGTAGCTTATTAATCCGGTCGGAATATGGTCCGGCTTGTTCTCCACCGTCGATATAATCCGCCATGTCTTGCGCTTTTTTCCATATTGTTTTATATTCTTCATTCATGTTTTTTCCTTGTGCGCCGGGTCCACTAACCCGGCGTTTTTTTTATTTTTTCTTCCTTTCGTACTTGACGCATTCCATATAGTATTTGTTCTCGAACTTCGTGATAGCCGCTTCTTTGTAATCTTCCGTCCGGAATCGAGGCGTATCATACGCATCTATCACAATTGACAAAAGCGGATTGTCGTGACCAAGCCTATTAACTATTTCTGACATTTTTGCGCCATTTTGACGTACTTGCATAACTTTCCCAGCAAACTCTCCGACTGAAACACATTTGCCGATATCACCTGCGTATGCAGATCCCGCCATAATTATCCCTGCCGCTGCCGTTAAAAGTAATTTTTTCATGAAGTCTCCTTTATTTTTTCATATGTTTTTACCTGCAATTTCGATAAGGCCAACACGGTTGATTTTAATTCGCCAGGCTGACTGGCGTATTTATTGCGATTCATTTGCAGTAATTCTGGACGGCTGACAATAGTCAGGTTTTCAGGATCAAAGTTCCGGATATCGCTATCTTTAAAGATTACGCAGCACCCGTCTGGTATGGGACCATAATGCTTTTCATAGACGACAATATGTTTAAATTTAAACTGTGGACTTTCCTCGGAAACCTTAACCTTAAGATAACCATCCTTATCAACACGCTCATAGCCGATAGGTTTTGTGTTTTTGGGCTTGTGTCCGGCCTTGAAGCTTGTTTTGTTCGCAGTGGTTAACCCCTTTGTGCCGGTATTCCAAGGCACATAATTTGACGCAAAATGGCCGGTTCGATTTGCTTTAATGCCTTTTCTGCTCAACAATGCTCTGATCTGTGTGTGCGTTTTGTCCATACAGAACTTTTTGTTGAACGCAGCGGTTAAATCCCGAATAGCCAGAGTTTTGAAATTGATTCTCAAAAAATCAATCATTTTGTCCGTGTATATACGCTGACGTTGTACAAATCTCTCTGAGGGCGCACGGCCACACTTGATTTTCCTTTTGTTCAATATTGCCTTGATTGCGCAGAGAGAACAATTCATTTCAAATTCACGATTGAACTTTTCTGCCAACTTCTCGACTGTCATTTTTTTATACCCGACGCGCAAAAACTCAATATGCGCGTCGGTGTACTTTCTATTCGCCATCTGTCACCCCGAGCATTTTGGGTGCGCTTTTGGTCATTCCGGCATTTAACGTCGTGTGGGCCTTTAACGCCAGGGACGCATTGTTTATGATTTGCGTGGAGACGCCACAGACCGCCTGTGCCCGTGTGATTTCCGTTGCAAGATCGTCTTTCGACAATTCGTTATTATTCAAGCGTTCGAGTTGTGCAAAAAGGCTATCATTCAAATCAGTAAGTTTTGTTTTCATTTTAATTCTTCTCCTAAAATCAATTGATTCTGTTGTCCCTGGGCGGGGTATGTAATGTTTGCATGTGCTGCACGGCAAGTCTTTGATACCGTTTTCATCTGCTGCCTGCCGACACGCTTTGTATTTTATGCAGTTGTTCATCTAATCTCACCTTTCAACGGGCACCCGGCAGTCACCAACCCATCCATTTTACGATTGTAAACAACTGATATAGCGATGTTTCTGAATGGCACAATCGCTCTAATGATGCGGTCATTGCTTTGAGACCAAAAACAATCTCCGCGTCTAATAGCTAACCTGATATCGTCCATTTCTTTCAACGTTGGCCTTCGACCGTACCGCTCTACCATGCGGGCGCAAAAATGGGATTTGGCTGCGGATTTGTGGTTCATGCCGCCACTCCATCTCGAATTTTAAGCACTGGCACGGCCCGTACCCCACTATTGATATCCTCTATCATCTTACGCCATCGTTCTCCTGCGACAGCAGCATGTTCAAAGGCCGTATCAGGCATATTGCCGCCTCGGGATACATAATCAATAAATCGTTCAGCGTGTTTGCGACCACACCTTATGCCATTTTTGTGCATTATGGATTTTATCGCAGGCACTGTCCTGTTATAACCGAATTCACGATTAAACGCATCAGTAAGCTCCTCAACCTTCATTTTTTTATACCCGACGCGCAGGTATTCCATTTGCGCGTCGGTATATTTTTTCCGGGCAGGCATCATTAATCCTCAAGCATTTTTGGCGCTTTTTTTGTCATGCCTGTGTTGAGTGTCGTATGTGCTTTTAGTGCCAGGGCCGCGTTGCTGATGATTTGATTTGATACCCCGCAAATTGCCTGGGACCTGCTTATTTCAGTGGACAAGTCGTCTCTTGATATAGATTCGTCGTTGAGCCTGTCGAGCTGCTGAAACAACTTGTCGTTCAAGTCTGCTAATTTATTGTTCATTTTTCTATCCATCCTTATTTTTTTATCATTTATTGTGCCTGGCCTTGGTATATAGTGATTGCATGTTTCGCATGGGAGCTCTGACCCATTCGACGCATCAATGCAAGCTTTTAATTTTATACAATCTTTTTTCATTTTAAATATCTATCCAGCCCCTGGGTATACAGACTCAAGTCCATGGGCTTTTTGTCGTTAATCATCTCTCTTTTTTTGCGCTCCATGTGCTCCCGGTACGCTCTTGAGTCTATCAGTTTTTTGTATTTTATCTTGCACGGATCACATCTTTTGGTTGTCGATTGACGCGGCGTGAGTCTCATTTTTACGTTGCAGTCGCAGCAAAATGCTTCAATGTAATCAATACCTGACTCTGTGTGCTCAGGGCACCTGTTTGCTTTGTTTATTCTGACAAGGTCGCTCTTTTTTTTGTACCTGCAGCCACACTTCATCACGAATACTTTCATTCGTTCTCCTTTTCGTATCGTGTTTTCAATTCCCTGCACAACATTTGCAAAAAGTCGCGTAGCTCGTGTTTTGATTCAAACCTGTGGAAAGTTCTTTCATTCCACAAAGTTAAAACCCCTTTGTTGTGTTCAAACATATGGCAAGCAGGGCAGCACGGAATCGCGTGATAATCGCTCGGCTTCGATCCCATACCGCCTGACAATAGCCGCTGGTGTGCTGCCTGGCATGGCCCTCCGCCACAGATTGCGCATGGCAGCGTGCGTACCCAGTTAAGATATTTTTTGTCTCTGGCTGGTTTGGTTTTTTTGATCACTTTTCCTCCATTTCATAAAAAAAATTATGTCTTTCGTTCGGGAGCGGGATATATACCTGCAGCTCCATGGCCGCCCACCTGCGGCAGTTTCCCAGATAAAACTCGAACTCAGAAGTTTTCAACTTCGTAGTGGACCGGACAAAAGACTTCCCGCCTTTTTCGTATGACAAGAACTGTTCGGCCAGGATCTGATGGATCTCGTCACCGGAATATCCCGTGTGATCTGCTATCAGTTTGCAGACTACTCCATGGTAATAACGATTTTGCTGTATTGACCGTGTGTGCCGTACCTTCTCCGGCATGTTCCACACATACCTCCCGTCAGCTTGGATCGTCTGGAAATATCGTTTGACGGAATCCCAGAGACGATCTTTGCCGACTATTTTGCTGTCTTTTATTTGGAATGATAGTTTTGTCATATCAACCTATTCACCAAATCCTGTAAATCATTGCAAAACTCTTCAACAGCTTCATTTATTTTTTTTATGAGTGGTTCATCCCGTTCGATCTTTAAAATAAGCGGGGCAAGTCCAGGATGATACGAAACGAACCACCACGCCGCCAAGCCGGTAACCATCATGCTCGCCTGGACCTGTATTTTATATGCCGTGGGTAGTTTGCCTTTGTCCAGATATTCAACATGAACTGGAAGAGACGGGCATTTTATCTCAAGTCCTGCTTTTTGATCAGGCATAATTCCGTCAGGGCTGGCGTGCCAAAGCTTGCGTTCATCCTGGTATATCATCGCGCATTGCTTAACCGGGCCGTGGACAAACTCAAACATTTCACGGGCCTCGGGCTCAAGCTCTGTTCCGCGCTCCATGTGTCCATTTTTGTATGATTCTGACTTTTGACCTGTGAGAATCTCGCCTGCCATTTGATATAAGTATTTTTGCCGCTGTTTTGACGTATTCCCGGTGGACGTTATAATCTTATCCATACTTGACGCTCCGGGATTCCCAACCCGGAGCGCGTGCCATTCGTCAGATCCTTGCACACATGAATCTATTATAATCACTTCGGATCATTCCTTTCTTTCGCCAGCAGCATTGATTTAAGCTGTCCGAATTTTTCAGACCGTATCATTTCAACGGTATCGGCTTGAGCATATTTCAAAAACGCGGATATGTCCGTTTCTGTTGACTCAATCAGTCCAGACAGTTCCCTTACCTGTTCTGGTGTAATTGTTGTTGTTGCCGGTGGCATAGAGTCAGCGTCCTTGTTGTCATCAATACAAAAAAGACCGTTGAGACAGTATTTTCTGGCGTATGACGACGTTGCCCCAGTGATCTGTGACTCATCCATTCCCTTTTTCGTTGCCGATTCCCTGGCATATGCTATGTTTGTGATCGTTTGTGCAGTGTCTTCTGCGTCTGTCAGTGTCGCCGTTGACTTGAGATATACCCGGTCTCCTATTGCTACCGGTTCGTCTGATACCGTCAGTGTCGCCTTTACTTGTGAAAGCAAAGGCTTTACGGCCTCTGTGATGTCCTCAAGGCTCCGATAATGATACTTTCCGAAGTCATTATATTGATTCTTTGGCGCCCGAAGGCGACCCTGGATTGCCATTAGTTTTTCATATATGTTCATTCTTTTCCTCCCACTCAAGCCCGGCCTGATCCATGTCCTGCAATTTCATCTCACGGTGGTATTGGGTCATAACTTCCGCCTTTAGTTCATCGAGCCCGTATTGATCCTGAAAATGGATTTCCTGGTCTATTAATAGAGGCTTGCCGTCGAGACAAACCATTTCTATTTCCGGTTCACCTTCGTCTGTAATGTAGGCGAACACCTCGAAATACAGGAAACCACATTCAATTATTGCTGTAAAATTCATATATCCCTCCTGTTAATTTCATTTCCTACGGCAACACATGACGCAAAAAAACCTATTGCGCCTAAAAAATTCGGCACCATTGACGATGACTCCGAAAAAGCCAGAACCAGACCAATAAACATGCACGATATATAAAATGCTATTTTCATTTTGCCTCCTCCTTGGTTTTCTCACGATACAGTGCTGCCCACTGTTCCGGCACGTATCCTCCTTTTTTCTCCCAGGACTTGATTGTTTCTGGGTGTACCCCCAGGAAAGCTGCCGCTGATACTATCGGCTTTTTTTCGTCTTTGAACTTCTTTAATATTTCTTTTACTTTCATTTTTACTCCTTTGTTTGTGTGTTTTCCTCTCACTCAATAACTGCAATATACACACGTTGTTTTTCAATGTCAAACTTTTTTTCAATTTTTTTTAAAAAGTTTTTTGTTTTATTTGTTTTGTTTTTGTGCTAAGTTGATTTTAGTTAAAATATAAATAAAGGAGGTAAAATGATAGACTGTCCATTGTACCTGGGGGAGCAATTAACAGTCCGACTGGGTAACTCTAAGGTGTTAGAGTTGTACATAAAAAAGGGGTCTGGTCAATACAAAGATGATTACATCGTAACTATCAAACCCGGGAAAATTGATACCGGAAAACCTGGCCAGTATTATTTAAAAATAAATGCGGACAATCATAACCAAACCGTTACAGCGGAATGAGCCGGTGAACTAAACGTTATACGTTGCAAATAATCCTTGACTTTATTTATGTAATAAGTTAAAGTTAAACATTGTTAATCCATTACATAGGGGGAAACAACCATGAAAGATATTGTAAGACTTGAAAAAAACATACCAGTTGTATCAACATTGGATATGTGGGAGGGGTTAGACGTAAAGCACAAAGCAATTATAGATTTGATTAGAAAATATGAATCTATGTTTAGTGAACTTGGAACTTTAGCTTTTCAAAAGCTAAAGTCTGGTGGCAGGCCGACACCATTTTGTTTTTTAAACGAAGAGCAAGCAACATTTCTAATTACTCTTATGAAAAACTCAGAAGTCGTAGTTAAATTCAAGTTGAAATTAACCAAAGAGTTTTACCGGATGAAAAAGGTTTTGTCCGATATTGCATCTCAACAACAAAATGCCCTATGGCTCGAAACAAGAAACGCAGGAAAAATCAAAAGGCGAGAAGAAACAGATACCATTAAAAAGTTTGTTGAATATGCAGTTGCACAAGGCAGTCAAAACGCTGAAAGGTATTATTCAAATATTTCAACGATGCAAAACAAAGCTCTTTTCTTTTACGAGCAGAAGTTTAAGAATCTCAGAGATGTTTTAAATCTTAACCAGTTGGCTATTGTAATTTGTGCTGATGGTATTGTTTCAAAAGCCATTGAAGATGGTATGGAACAAAAATTACACTACAAAGATATTTATAAACTGTCTAAAAAACGAATTGAAAGTTTTGCTGAGATACATGGTAAGACTTTGATTCCAGCGTTTGGACAAAAACAAATTGCCATAACCAAACCGTTACAGCGGACAAAGCCGCTGGACTAAACATTATGGCGACAAAATATAACAAAGGAGAATTGATGAATACATCAACAAAAATTTTTGCAACATTGTCCATGTCGGCCGCAGTTGGCGAAAAGATCACGAAAACCGAAACGGATAAAAGTCTTTTGGAGGCCGGTGAAAACCTGCGCGCAGCTGGCTACATTGCCACCGGCGCATATCCATATCCGCATCTATCGAAAAGCAAAACAAACGAAATTGCAGAGGCTGTTATGCGTTTATTATCGTCTCCCATGCTACCACAGGAAATCATATCAATGCTGCTTGCCGGATTGATTGATATCCGCGCAAAATGCCGACCTGAAAGGCATAAATTGCTCGATCCAGTAATTGATGCAGGCCAGGCGTGCTTGGATCTATATGCTGATGATATCGATCACGAAGTGGCCTGGTCCCGGTATCAGGAGTGGGTCAAATGATGTCTCACAAAGCCAGTGCGAAAACACATGTTTTCAACCGTATCCGGGAAAGATATGGAAGAACTCCGACGCTGGCCGGGATTGACAAAATGCGTGTTGCTCTTAAGACCGGTAATTGTTTCTTGAGACAAGACGATGGAGAAGTTATCCGTGGGATTGTCCCATTTGAAAATATCTACATGACGGCAGTATATCACAAACGGATGGACTGTATGCTTACAGTTGGCTGTCCGTTGATCAAAAAAAGGAAATGAAATGAGCGAAAGAAGGTACCGCAAAAATGAATTTTGTATTGCCATGCAATGTAAGTATTATTTTGAGAAGAAAAAAACGTGCTACTTTTTCGGCGATAAAAGCTGCATATTCACCGCTAAGCAGCTCCACAAGTGGTTAAAGAATAACGGATTCAAGATCGTAAAAGTAGAATAGAGAATATCCCCCGGCACACATTATGATATGCCGGGGGATGAAATCAAGGTTTGTCTATTTGCCTAAATTCTTTTAATTGCGTCTGCTATCTTTTAATCATTTCAGTTAGTTTTGATTTGCCATACTCCCGAGCTCCCGTGTATCCCAAATAACCAATACCAAAAACATGCCACAATGCTTCTGGTATCGCGGCTAACCAAGCCCGCATACCATCAGCTATTTGATCCGCAATAGCCGGACTGAATACTGATAATATCCCCATCG